TCATTCGTGTTTACCGCCGTGGTGACGATGGTTACGAGGCGACTGATCGTCTTGTGGGGCACCGGTTTAGCGAACTGCGCAAAATTTCTGCGTTGAGAATGCTGGACGAGGACCTTTTGCGTCGTGGTCATGCTACAGAGTTTTATCAAGACGAGGATGACGAGCGCACTCTTGAATTTCCGTTTGCGTCTGAAGCGCCTGTAGAGCGTTATTTTGGAACTGAAGTCCTCAGCATGTCTGATGACGCAATGGACATGTCTCGTTTGAACGATGGCGCGCCGCTCCTGTATCAACATGACGCTGATCGTATTGTTGGCGTTGTTCAACGTGCATACATCAAAGATAAGCGGGCCTATGCGAAAGTTCGTATGGCAAACAATGAGTTGGGCCGCGAAATGCAGGATCTAATTAAAGATGGCATCATTCGCAATGTTAGTTTTGGGTACAAAATCAACGACATGGACGAAGACCGCAGCACTGATCCTGTTACATACCGCGCAACTTCATATGAGCCATTTGAAGTAAGTCTTGTTACAGTACCTGCAGACAACACGGTTGGCATTGGCCGCAGTTTCCAGCACAATGGAGACGTTGAATCGGCCTCTGCCGAAGAAACTAACCCCCCAGAGGAAATTATGTCTGAAACCCCCGACATTGGGGCTATCCAAGCAGAGGCCGCCGAGGCCAAGGCAAAGGAAGCCGCCGAAATGCTTGCCTTGGGTAAGCGCACCAACAACATTGAGCTTGCTGAAGAGTTTCTTATTAACTCACGCGGACTCGATGAACTCCGTTCTGCACTAATTGAAAAAATGGGCGAAAACACCAAGCCTGTTGACACTGCCGCCGCAGAGATTGGCCTTTCCGAAAAGGAAACCCGTGCCTTCTCTTGGTTGCGTGCCGTCAACTATCTGGCCAATCCTAATGACCGCGCTGCTCGCGAAGCTGCCGGCTTTGAAATTGAGGCATCTGATGCCGCATCGCAAAAGCTGGGCCGTGCTTCACGTGGCATCACCATCCCGCAGGAAGTTCTTACCCGCGACCTGACCGTTGGCACTGCATCTGCTGGTGGCAATTTGGTCGCCACTGACCTGCTGGCCGGCTCCTTCATCGACATCCTGCGCAACTCTTCCGTACTGGATCAAGCTGGCGCTACCGTGCTGACTGGCCTGTCTGGCAACGTTGCGATTCCCCGTCAAAACGGCGCTGCGACTGCATATTGGGTGGCTGAATCTGGCGCTCCTACCGAATCCCAGCAAACGGTGGATCAAGTGACCATGATGCCCCGCACCGTGGCCGCATTCACTGATTACTCACGTCGCCTGCTTATTCAAAGCAGTATTGATGTTGAGAACATGATTCGTCGTGATCTGGCTGCAGTCTTGGCGCTGAAAATTGATTACAGCGGCCTTTATGGCACTGGTGCCAACAGCGAACCGTTGGGTCTTAAAAACACCTCAGGTATTGGCACTGAAGACTTTGACGCCAATACTCCAACGTTTGCTGAAGTTGTGGCTTTGGAGTCTGATGTTGCTGGGGCAAACGCTCTGCTGGGCTCTCCCGTCTACCTGATGAATGCTGCAATGCGCGGCGCACTTAAGACTGCTGTCAAGGAATCCGGCCAAGCATCTTACATCTACGAGGGTAACGAGGTCAACGGCTATCGTGGTCTGGTGAGCAATCAAGTTGCTAGCAACGACCTTTGGTTTGGCAATTTTGCCGACCTGCTGATTGGCTACTTCTCCGGTTTGGATCTGATGGTTGATCCTTACAGCAACAGCACCAGCGGCACTGTTCGCGTGGTCGCCATGCAAGACGTTGACATGGCTGTTCGTCACCCCGAGAGCTTCTCTCGCGGCAATAACACCCTTTGATCTGGAGTTTTTATCATGATTCACAATCTTGGTTCTAAAACCTATCTGGACACGCTGCTTGCTTGTGATTCCAGGACTGCATCTGCCAATGGCACTGGCGTTGATCTTGAGGGCTCCACAGGGGCCGAAGGTGAAGCCATTGTCATCCTGACTTCTGACGCAGCTAGCGCCGGCACCAACCCAACTCTCGACGTTAAACTTCAAGAGTCTGACGCATCGGGAAGCGGTTATGCCGACATCAGCGGTGCCACCTTTACTCAGGTGACTAATGCTGCATCTTCTCAAAAGATCACCATTAACACCAATGACACCAAGCGCTACCTGCGTGCGGTCGGCACCATTGGCGGCACCAGCAGCCCAGCTTTCACCTATGCGGTTGAGCTGATCTACGCCAAGAAGTACGACTGATGGCAATTGAGGATTCCCACGCCTTTCTGAGCACCTCAGAATTTGGTGTTGCCTGTCAAATTGGCGTTGGCGACACTTTTGTGGGAATCCTTGATTCTCCTATGGATGTAATCGCGGGCGGCATGGCGTTATCACGGGAGTACATGCTTACTGCAAAAACTTCTGATGTCAGCGCTGCTGCTCGCGGCACAATTATTACAGTTGCATCTGAAAGTTACACAGTACGCGAAAACCGACCTGTAGACGACGGTTTGTTTTCTGAACTATTGCTGAGCAAAGACTAATGACCGTTCAGAAATGGGACAAACGGGCTAATTGGGCAGCGCTCAACCCCACTCTTGTAGCTGGAGAGATGGGCATTGAGTCTGACACTGGTTATGAAAAAATTGGTGATGGGAAACAGCCTTGGTCTAAGTTGGCTTACTTTGGCAGCCCTGGACTTTGGGCTGAGTTTGCAAGCGATAGCGATCAATCAACAACTGCAAATACACCGACAGCTGTTCAGTTTCCCATTGTTGGGGGGAAGAATGGCGTAAATATTATTGACAACACAAAGCTTACTGTGAGTTATCCAGGCATTTATGTGTTTGAAGTTTTGCTGCAACTCCAAAATGCTGACACATCTATCCACGATGTATCTTTCTGGTTACGCAAGAACAATCAAGCTGCCGCTGGCAATCTTGCATTGACGACCTCAGCGGCTTCGGTTATTGAAAGTCATGGCGGCACACCTGGCGCCAATAATTTGCTGTTGGATCATACGCTTCAGCTAGCGGCTGATGACTACATTGAGATTATGTGGGCGCCTGGCGACGCGCAAGTCACTCTCAAAGCGGGCGCTGCCATTACGAACCCTTACGACCGCCCAACACGGCCCAGTGCTGTGTGCAATGTGTTCCAAATCGCTGCTGCGTAATCATGGCTGACACGCGCCGCGAGTTAATTCTGGCTCGCATGAAAACTAATCTTGACAGCATTAGCGGGGCCACGTGCTATCGCTCACGTGTTGAACCATTGGCCCGTGGTGAGGTCCCGGCAATTATTATTGAGCCTGTCAACGATCAACCAAACGACACAAACTTTTTTAATGTCCTTGATTGGACAATGCGTGTGCGTGTTACAACGATTGTTCGGGCTGCATTGCCTGATGATGACAGTGACACCTATACGCAACAAGTGCATTCATTGTTAATGGCAGATCAAACTGTAAATGGTTATGCGCTTGACCTAACACCTGATCGTGTTGATTTCAGTTTGTTTGAGGCCGATGTTCCTTTAGGTGTCATTACGCAAGACTATCTTGTGCGTTATCGTAGTAGCAGAACTGACCTAACTTCTGCATAATGAGTGAGCAGGTCCCCAATCCTGGCGTGGGCGGCAGTTATCTGTTTGACCCCGAAACAGGCGAACTAACACTGATCAAAGAAAACCCCACCCCAGAAGACAATGGCACTAACTCGCAAAAAGTTTCTAGTCGCAAAAACGGAAAGCAGCTACGGGACTGATGCAACCCCTGTTGGCGGCAGCAATGCAATTCAAGTCAGTTCGCTTGAAGTAACGCCAATTGAGGCCGACAACGTACAGGCGGCATCCTTTCAAGGCTTCCTTGGCAATAGCACTCGCGGTACGTTGGTGGCCAACAAGCGCGTCAGCGTTAGCTTTGATGTGGAACTTGCCGGTAGTGGCGCTGCTGGCACAGCACCAGCATTCGGCCCTTTGCTTAAAGCATGTGGACTTTCAGAAGTTGTTGTCCCCTCGACCAGTGCTACATATGCACCCGTCAGCAGTAGCTTTGATTCGGTCACTCTATATTGTTTCTATGACGGCACTCGTCATAAAATCACTGGGGCCCGTGGCTCGGTAACATTTAATTTTGTCGCCGGTCAATTTGCTGTTGCCAGTTTTAATTTCATTGGTATCTATAACGATCCCGATGCTACGTCACTGAGCGGTACTTTTACGGTTGCAAACCAAGCTGCAGCGCTTGAGGTTAATGACACAAATCTGACTACTGCTACTTTCTTTGGTGAAACGTCACAGCGCATTGAAAGCCTTGATTTTGCGCTTAACAACGCCTTGACTTACAAAGAAACCGCAAGCAGCAAAGAGGTGCTGATCACTGATCGCGCCCCAGGCGGCACTGCTGTCATTGAAGCGCCGGCAATTGGCACCACGGATTACTTTGAGGATGCACGCGGCACGTCAACCGCCAACAGCAGTCTTGTGCTTGGTGCAACTGCAGGCAACATCATCACGATGACGATGGCGCAAACTG